TTTCCCATGTTCCTCTTTCGTTTGCTGTAGCTCTCAATTTTAATCCTCCTTGTTAGTTGTTACCATGCTCTTCATGGTATATAAATCTTGCCTTACTTCCTTGAGTGACCTGACAAAATCCCGAATACCACCAGCATTACCATAAAATTCTTGCCTTGCCTTTTCGATATCACCTTGAATATCCCAAATCACCCGCCGCTGGTCGCTGTCTTTGGTCTCCTTCATGTATGGTATTGCTACAAACCCCTGCATAACCAAGTAGGCTACCAAATTCGCATCCTCAACTGTTGTCACCTTTTCCTGTGCCACATATTACCTCCTTTCGATTAATTGATGATGGTAGGTTGGTTGGCATCACGCTCCTTTCACTGGTTATTTAACTATATAGTCTCTAAGAAATGCACCAATCACATCAACTGCCATGCCCATTTGCGTATTTCTTATTTGGCAACAAATATGTTCGGCATCAGCAACTAATCCAAATTCTTTAAGCATCTTTTGTGATTGTTTTACAAAATCGTCAAACAATACTACCTTTTGCTTGTCATTATATCTTATGGTTATTGTTTCCATTATTTTACCCCCAAACCATTAGCCTCTTTAAACATCTGCACCACGTGGAATTTCCTATGCACTATCCCCTGCGGCGGCATACAGCCAGTCCACTTGGCGAGGAAATCATCATTGGGATTCCAACTTGAGTATGGAGCATAATACTTCCATGTATCCAATAACGATGCGCCAACTCCCGGTGGTTTTTGGCCTTCCGGTATTTCTGGTGGCTCCCACGGTTCGAGATATCCGATAAGGTCGAAGAACCCATCCATTGATTTGGAGAACGCCTTACCCATCAATGCAGGAGCACAGGATAACGACCGATTCCACTTGGGCCGATCTTCCGTACGGGCGGTGCAGACAATATCATATCCTTGCATTGTCAAACTCTGCAAAGCTCGCATTAACCGGTTCATCTGTCCTGCTAAAGTACCATAGCTTTCTTCATTCATTTTTACTTGCATTGCCAAAGTTTTCTCAATTTCATTTTTTTCTTTCTCTGTCTTGGATGACCAATGTTCCGATAAGATTTCCTGAGATAGATGGACAATCATTAAATGGGTAAGTGAGTCCAGCATGATAGTCTTAGCACTTCCGAATTTACCCTTGGTCATACAGGTTTCAATCAGGTCATCAAACCCCTCATATATCCCCACAACCATTTTCAAGTCGGGCCGGTTGATAGGTTTGATACTTGTTTCCACCTTGCGACCTTCAGCGGTTAGATACACGATGGGGTCGGCAGCCGTTTGAAGACAAGTGCAGGTTTTATGCCCACCAGCCAATGCATAAATTAACATTAGGTTTCCTTGATGTTCGGCAAGATTTTTATAGTTTACTAAATTCATTTATTCCTCCTAAATATTACCTTAAACAAATTCTTAAAAGCACCAGACACCGTTCTTACCCACACAAGTTGCGCTTGCAATATCGAAATCTTATTGTTAAGTTTTGCGATAGTAATAACCATTTCTGCATAATCGAACCTATCCGCAGCATCTTCTTCCGCTTTTGCAAATTCCTTACTATCTAATTCTGGTTTGTCGTATAATTTCATAATTGTCCCCCTTTTGAGTGGTGGAGACGGTGGTGGAGGTGGTTTAATCATGTGTAACAATGGTAAAGGATTGGATTCTTTTTTTGCCATAGACACTCACCTTTAAGTTATTTAAGTAACTTTTAATTTTCTTATCGCATAAGCAAGCGGAGGAGTTATCGACATCCCACTCCTCCCGTCAAACTGCTGACCACTTTCCGTTTTATATATAGGATAAGGTTTACCGGAAACTTCGTCATATCTTTTCTCAATTTTAGTTACCTTCTCTCTGCTATCTTGCGTAAAACCTCCTCCCCACATGCCATAAATTTCAACCACTTCACCAATCTTCAATCGCAATGGCGGATGGATAACCTTCTTTTGTTTTGGAACATCAATCATAGAAAAGCCGTGGTCATTCTCCTCTTTGTAGATATTACTTAAATTTTCCAAGTTCGTTTTCATTTTCATTCCCCTTTCTTATGGTTTCTGTCTGATACTAAACATTTGTTCCGATACATTTTGGTTTTCACAGATCGGAAGATATTCACACTTATGCCCGTACATGAAATTGCACGATTTCCTGTTTTTATAAAAGTTGTTTGACCATCTGGCTGAAAGTATCTCGATGATTATCTGCTTATAACTATCTTCAATCTCAGCCAAATTCCACTCATTGCGGAAAAACTTTTTCCCGTATTTCTTCTTCTCTCGGTCATAGCCTATGAAATAAACTGAAGGACGTGATAAAATCTCATTATAGACCCGTTCATATAATTGGTCGGGAGTTTCAGCTTCGAGACGCTTCTTCGTTTCCTTGAGAATCTTCTGGCCGGGAAATTGTACGACTTCCATGCAAACAAATTCAAGATTGGCATCCCCAAGGAAATATGTGGCTACTTGGCTTGAGAGCGGATACACTTCCGTATAATACTCCACCCGGCTACTCAGCTTGTCCTCACAAAAGAAATTACTATATTTCCTATCATAGAACCCAGTAATCTTCAGCGGAAAGGTCCATCTCCTGTCATCTTCGGATTGCTCGTTAGCTTCCTGCCAAAGATTCACGACTTCCTTGGTTCTAATGTCACCTACTGTTACAGACGGCACAAATTGGCTTGGTGGCAGGATGATATCGTAGGTCATATCAACCTTAGCCTGTAGTTCGTAGCCAGAGTCAACTTCGATTTCGAGGTACTTGTAGGCCGAATAAATAGCCTTTACTTTCGCTACTGTATAATCGTCAATTTCGTATTTATTGATAATGTCGCGTAAGGATTTCTTCTCGCCTAAGTGTAGCTGCTTGGTCGAATCCCAAAGCACCCCGGCTTTCAATGGTGTTCCTAAAAATGGTGGCCGGATTTCAATGCCGAGTATCTTCTTTAAATAATATAAATAATGGCAGGTGCAAAAATCACTGACCGAACTATGTGACAGCGGAATTATCCGGCACACATCAGCTACACACCGGAATCCTTTAGGCTGCTTGCAATACCCACATTCGCCGTGGATGGGTTCAAAGTTATCATCGGTAGCGGGGATGTAGAAGTCGCATTCAAGGTTATCAAAGGAAGGTTGGAACTTTTGGCAGAGGCGAGAATCAAGCAAGTTGCGCACAATAAATCCCTTTCATTTTCCAATTTCAGTTCAATTTCGTTTACAGTTTCATTTACGTTTTCATATTCAATCGATCGTTGGACACGGTTGTACACCTGATTTAATATCCTGTCAAGCATTATTTTAATTATTTGACAATATATTTTAAGCATGATATTAATGTGTCAAATTGGTTTAAGTTGGGTTAAGAAGCATAAACAACATAACACACCCTACAGAAAAGGAGAATGAAAATGAAAAGATTTACAATGGTTTTAATAATTACACTATTTGTTTGTATCGCTCACCCCGTCCTTGCTGCTGATCCTTGGACAAGAGCGGATACCTATCGTGAAGTGGCCTATGTTATCATTACCACGGCTGATTGGAGTCAAACATTACAGTCAGCAGACCACCCCGAAAAATGGACGGAGATGAATCCTATTTTAGGTAAACATCCATCACGTTCAAGGGTAAACACTTTGATACCGCTTGGTATGGTTTTGCACGCGGGAATTGCCTATATATTACCCCGTCCATATCGTGAATGGTGGCAGTACGCCTGGATAGGTATTGAAACCGCTGCTGTTGGAAAAAACTTGTCGGTGGGGATAGGTATCGGTTTCTAAATCATCCCTTCAATCTCCAAACTGCAATCGGATGATATGGTACGCGGAATAACTATCTGTGGCTCCTTGCAAAATCCATAAACAATCAAGGAGCTATAGGTTTCCGACCCTACCCAGACCAGCATGTCGTCCTTGTGGTCGCATAACCATTTGAATACGGAATCAAGAGATGTGTTTGTAATAGTCAAGGCGCACACCAATTTCTTAGAATATCCACGCACTACTATAGTCCAGTTGCCGAAGGTGTCCTGTGTTTTGGTGGAGTAGTTTCTGAACCCTATCTGCGGACTCCAACGCATAGTGCCGAGAGCGAACTTTGTTCCAACAACCAACTCCCCGATTGCTGCCGTGCCTGATTTGTTAATAGTTATGGTTTGTATTCCGGCTGCATGTTGGGGTATGTCCAGCTTTACAACGTCGGTTTTCGCCGTTCCTGTGGTCACTGTTTCGCCATAAACCGTAGGTGCCAGGATGATTGAATCGAACCAGACTATGTCAGCACTTGTTTTACACAACAGAGAAATTTTTATAGACGTGCATCCCGCTGGTGTTGTGAATACATAGGAAAACGATGCGTTAGCTGTGCTGGATGTTAGATCAGTAGTAGCTAAAATATCAGCCGAATGGGTCATATCGTAAACGGCATATTGTGCAATATCTCCGGCAGTGTTTTTATATAATCCTAAAAGCTGATATTCCGTTGCAGAACTCACCGCTATGGTCTGGCTCATTCCCTCACCATTGGCATCGCATGTTATTCTTACCATGCCGCCGTCGATAGTGTAATTGGATGGTGTACCCACCTTGTCCCACGATGTTGGTTGAGTGGTTCCTGTCGCGCCAGTCCATGCCGTGCCGTTTGTGACCAGATTATCAGCCCCGTCAATTTCGACAATGTCAATGGTGTCAGATTCAAGGTTCAAGAGAGCTACGCTGTCTATAGCCGCGCCTGGAGTGAGGACGTATTCAATTTTAGTGGCCTGTTCGGTCTGTGAACCGAGGACGTTATTGAATGTTTTCCAGCGGTTTGTTGAATCCACTTCAAGCCAGTTGGAATTGCCAACCGGGGTTGCACTGGTGTCTGCAATTGCGCCTAAACCTGTAGCAATTCTTAAATAATCAATATGAGAAACCATATTATCAATGGTTTCTCCACGTTGGTTAAGATAAATAACTCCGGGCGTGTAACCTGTGCCCTCATAATCACAATCCACCGTGCCCTGCGAAACAAACAAACCGCCTTCTTCTTTAAGGAAAACCTCAACTGTTGCCGTTGATTCTACAGTTTTAGTAACTTGGAACCTCCATGTTTGCCATGATGCAGTCGCATTACATTTGATTATATCAGTGCCTACTTCTGTTGTAGCACCTCCTACCTTAGAAATAAATAAACCATCAGAACAAAAATGAACAACAAATATCCAAGTTGCTCCATAATACAAAAAACTGAAATAGTTCCATCCCGCTTCAGTGCCCAAAGTATTAAAATAGGTTTTAATTTCTATTGTAAAGGTATTCGGCGGAGATGAAATTGTTCTCGATCTTGTTGCAGCGCCATCCCCCGCCGCGCCTGCGTTTGTATCAAATCTAAATTGACCAACAGGAGATACTTCTGACACACCTGTATCAGTATCCTCGTCCGTCCAATCCGAAATATCCGAGCAATCTTCATCCAATAAATCAGCGGTCAACCCCGCACCTTGAGCAACCAAACATTCATAAGTTTTATGAACATTCGCCGTTGAAGTTGCCACCATAACCGTATCGCCAACGGCATAAGCAGTCCCAGCCACCCATTCCTGCAAGTCGGCTTCGGGAACATTAGAACCTGTAAAGATCGTATCATTTATAGTTATCGGCTCAATCACTTGAAAGGACATCTTTAAACTCCTTTAATTACGTACAGGTGGCAATCCGTCATCATCCCATTGTTCAAGATACTGTAAAAACTTGGCCGACTTCTGAGTATTGGCGGCAATCTGATAATTACCGGCGCCCAACTCTTCCCTCAATGCCCGTATTTCTGCAATTAACTCATCGTTATTAACCAGCGATTTACTATTCTTATTACTATAAATCATACTCGGAGCGGTGTATTCAATCTCAGGCCCATTCTCGCCAACTATCCGATATCCGCCACCAAACGATCCGCCATCGGCATAAGCAGGTATCATAGCCAACGCGCGTTGGTACTCTAAATTAGTGGAATAATTCTCAGGCTTAATGTTTGATTTCACAGCATCTTTCGCATCTTCCAAATATGAATAATACTGATCCGCACCTTCCGACATCTGCATTAAAGCAACATATGCCGCCTGCCCTGCATCGGTAGCCAGGTTAAGAGACTCTACAAGAGCGCGATAATCAGCGCGGTCGGATGGTAAACCATAGCCAATCGCGGAAAACTCTCCAATCAACTCCTGTTTCAACTTCGCCTGTTTCTCGGAATCTGAGAAAAACTTGTCGTAATAACTCTGCATGGCGTCGGTTAAATCTTCCAAACTTCCGGCAATCGTAATAAGCGTTTCCGAAAACTTGATAGCCTCTGGAATGGTTCCCTGAAAGGATTGATTCATTTTGTCTATCCAATATGAAATAGCGCCCTTGTCGATCAGCAAGCGAGAGGCGGTTTCCATCAATCCCTCTCCGACCTCCTGATATTGGCTTACTATGCTGCCAAAAAGAGCTTCGACGGCGGTGTCGCCGATATTGGAGAAATACTCACTCAGGGTTTCATTGATCGCATCCGAATCCATGCCCTGAAGGTTTATTTTGGCACCGGAAAAGACATAATTAAGAGTCGAGTTCATGTCAGTGCCAAAAGCCGTGGTGAGATTGATCATGGTCGATCCCATGTTTTGAAATACTTTATCGAGTAGATCAGAAACATTTGAATCTAACGATTGGTACATTGTATAATATCTGGTTTTATCAGAATGAAACCATCCACCATCCGTCTTTTTCTTTATATCCGCATACGAACTTGCCCCGATGCCGCCACCACCGAGCAGATCGGCAATGGACGCTTCGCCCGTGGATATTCCTGATGCGGTAATAGATGTCGTTGTACCGCCGCCAAAAATACTCCCAATCACTTTTCCAAGGGTGTTTGTCACCCATTTACTCAAAGGATCATTCATGAGTAATTTATTCGAGAAGTCCGCATAACTACTTTGATATAATTTTTCTGCACTGCCAATTGTTTTACCCGTCGCAATGTTAAACCCACTTACGCCCCCTGTCCTGATATAACCAGTTACAAGGCCAGTAATGTTGTCGTTGAGGTTCTTCATCTCGCTGTAAATACCGGACAATTCGCGGTATTCCATCTCGTAGGTGTCTTGAAGAAGTTCCCAGGACTTCTGGATGGACTCAGAGCCTGTTCCTGCGTCAGCGCCCAACACGGTGGAAGCAGGAAGGGAGGGAGCGATGGATGCGGAAGCACTCCCACCGGAACCGAAGGCAATACCTGCAATCGACAGAACACCAGACACGACTGCCACCATAGCGGCTATTCTGGCAAAAGCGGTATAGGGGTCGCCAGTTCCCTGATTGACTACCGCGCCGACGGCAATCATTAAGTTCTTTTGTACCTGCAAAGCGATTTCCGCTATCGTAGCCGCCTTAGACGCTTCACTTAATAGTTGCCGCTGCTTGGAATTTTCATCGTAAAGTTGTGCCATTGCAGAGAAATTCTGCGCCATGCTGGAAAAGGCTTGTTGACGATCTTCGTTCTCTTTGTAAAATGCCTCAGAAGACATTTTTATCCTTTGCCGATTAGCATCTTCTAAAATTTTCGCTTTGTCCTTTTCTACTTCAGCGACTGTTTTTCCTGAAAGTTTTGCAAGCTCATCAACTCTTTTGTATTTTTCTTTTTCTGCCGTCAATATCCTGTTCATAGATTGCAGGTGACGGTCGGTTGAGAAATCATCCACCGAAAGCATTATCCTTCGATACTCTTCCGCTGCGGCAGCCTTCTCTTCTTCGATTTTTTTTACCGCATCCGCTGTTTCTTTTGCACCTTTTTGTATTGACTTCTCAGTTGCGTCAATCTGTTTTTGATATTCATCAGACGCATGAGTTTGTTCTTTGAGATAGTTTTCATACCAACTATTGATAGCCTTTGTTTCTTCTGATAACTGGTATGTATCAATCAACCCTTTGTCTGCATTAGGCAGAGCACTCAAATTCTTTACTTCCCTTGCAATATCGGCCATCTTTTTTTCATATTCATCAAGGTTGGCTGTATCAATTTTAAATTGCAAGCCTTCAGCAGTCTTAGACCACTCTTCACGTAATTTTTTAGCTGCTTCAGCAGCTTTTTTTGCGTCATCAGTAAAATTACCGTTATGTGGCGGTGGAGGAGGATGTGAAGTCTTGCCAGTCTTATTTTTAGCCGCAGCAATGCCAGCATCGGACTGTTCATTCCATTGCTCAACACCATATTGGTCCCGAATAGTTTTTTCAGCAGCGTATCTTTTGCGGATTAGCTCAATGTTATGTTGTGTGTCTTTGTCTGCTTGAGCATAATCCTTAGCTGATAAATCTTCTGACATTCCAGCCAACTTCATACGCTCCCAACCAACTTCTAACTTTTCTGTGAACCATGCCCAAGCATTCATGATTCCGTAAACCATCGCAATTCCGGCACGTCGAATAGTTTCAAACTTATTTAAGAATTTCCCGATTTCCCAACCAACGAAGAAAGCTGTAAATACTCCAAAGGCAGCCTTCATTGCGGCACCAAGGGAGTTAACAGCCCACACCGCCGGGCCACCAGTCACGTAAGTCCAAGCATTTAAAGCTGCTATTTGTAGCGTAATAATGACTGTTCCAGATGAAACTATAGCATATAGCGTTGTCCATATATAAATAGACGCCTTGACTAAAGCAAACGCTCCCAAGAGTAATAACGTAGATTCGGTAGCATATTTCAATCCAGTCGCAATATTCCTAATGGTCTCCACGAGATCGTCGGTATTTTTCTTTAACCATTCATTAGCTGCTTTCCCTGATTCAGTTAGGCTTTTATAGAAATCAGCAAACAATCCCCGCTGAAGAATATTCCACGATGTTTCCATAGACGAACTTACCGCCGCCCATGTTTTCTGAATATCTCCTACGCCAGCAACAATACCTTGTAAGTAAGGAAGGAATCGTTCAAGTGTATCACCATGCTGTTGTCCCAATTTTACAACTTCTTTAAGTCCACCAGCGTACTTACCCTCGTTTTTTATCAAACTATCCATCTGCATTGCAACCATATCACCGGGTCTGATTATTCCGGTAAACATAGCCCGTATTTCCTGGCCGGACTGCTTCATCATATCCTGGCCATTGGTGAATATCTTCACAGCATTAGTAAGTGCCGTAAATGATTCTACCTGCTTGGCTTTGTTTGCATCAAGGTAAACACCGTGAAGGGCTAACTGTGTATTTATAACCATTATTTCTTGCAGGTTAGCATATGATGCGGCGTCTACCTGTTGCAACACAGGAACAAGACCTTTGGCATATTCGAGATTCTTTTTATAGTTCTCAGTTACATTACCGCTCGTTCCCTGCATGGATGTAATAGTAGAAGCAATGGAAATAGCCGAAAACTGCATATCGTCAATGGCTTTCACGCCACCCACGAAGAGGCTTGAGATGCTTGATACAGCAGCAGATAAGACATAATAAGCCGCATAGAACCTCAACACCGCACGAGTCATGGAAGCCATCGACATCTCGTGCTGGCCAGTCATTTCCTTGTTGAGTTCCTTCAACTTCTCATTCTTGGCGCGTTCGATGCGAATCCAATCTTCGGAACTTTTACCAACTATGGCTTGCTGGGCGGTGGCTGCGTTCTGGACAGCAGATATACGTTGCTTAACATCATCTGCGGATTTCATGCCGAGAGTAGCGTAATGAGCGTCGGCACCTGCGTTCATTTTAGCATTTATAGCGTTGATTTGTGAAACCATTGCTTGTTGGGCACGGACCTGTTCAGCAGCGGATGCCTTCCCGGATTGAACTATCTGTTCATAAGAAACTCTGGCCTTTTCCACCATTAACTTGTAGACGGAATCGGAGGTAACACCAAGGTTCATAAAGCTACGCTGTAGGGCGGTTTCCGAATCAGCGCCGACCTTCTTTATGTCATCAAGGAGCTTTTTCTGCTTGGCTTGGAACTTGGACATGTCGAGGTCGAGTTCGGTGAATAATGTAGCAATAGCCATGACTTACCTCACTTCATTTCTGGCTCTTTACGCATTTCCGCTTCAATCCGCGCTTGAGCAGTACCCTTTATTGCATGGAATGATGGTCGCATGAACGGTTGTTTTCTTGAATGAGAAGTTCCATACTCAACAAATCTACCGTACCAAACGGCCTTATTGCCACAATACACCCTGATATTACCGGGTCGTGAATCCTTCTCAACCTTACGAATGGTAGCTCGAAGATTTCCCGCTGTACGCCCCATTTCGGTATCAGCAATGAAATTTACATCCTTACCTCGCTTGGTGGTGAACAGAACATCTTTCATCACTCGGCCATAAGGTCGGTAAACAGTACCTACGGAAACACCTTTTTTAGTCGGGCAGAGCCTGCGTGCATCAGTAGCAACATCAGCCATAACAGCATTGGCACCGGCAATAGCAAGATCCATTACGTTCTGGAATACTTCTTTAATCCGAACACCCTCTACCCGTGCCATCGCTACCCCTCATTATCCCGCTTCAACCGTTGTAATGTGTGCCATGCCTTCAATACTCGGCTAAACACTCCCCACTCGTCATTGATCCCACCCGGAAACTTCTCAATAGCCTTCCAGAGCGATGGATGATGAAGGTCAATTTCTATATCCTGTTCTCCGTTCCATCGGGTTTCACATTGGCTACGTACCATCTGGAATATTCTTGCTGCTGTTTCGTTTTCCACCCTTAGCTCTACACGACATGATTCACCCAGTTCACAAATAGGCGTGGTCGGCGGCTTCCTTTCTGAGTGCATCTGTCGGCACTGGTCGCACCGGGTCAGAACATGCCCTCCGTCGAGAGTTATTGCGGATCGAGATTCTAACTCGCTGAACTCAATCCACGCTGCGAGTTTTTTTCAATTTCCTCTTTCTGCTTAACGCCATAAGAGGCAAGAAGCTGCTGGCAACGAGCAAAAAATCTGTCGAATACAGGAACCTTCATCAGAGCCAGTTTATTTTCCCGTGTACAGGCAATAACTACACCTGTCTTAGAATCCTTAAATCCCTCAATCCCAGTAATGGCGAAGTCGAAAGCATCATCGCGTTCTGCCTTAGCTTCCTCAACTGAAAGTTCAGCATAAAATGAAATCCGTTCCATCTGACGAGTTTTGGGATTCATAACGTGTTCGGCCTGCCGTTTTCGTTTTGCTATCCGTTCCTCGAAAAACGGCGTCATGGAACGGATTTGCACTTTTGCATCTGTAACGGGGTCATCAAACACCGGCTCCCCTGTTAAGGGATCAATCTTGCTATTCTGAAAAGGAAACCATTCACCTTCGTTGGTTGATAAGTCGAAAAACATCTGCAACCCTTTCTACCCGCAGGCAGTTAAAATGGGGGATATGGATAATAACCGCACCCCCATCGAATTAGACAATCATCATCGGTGCGCCGGAAACCTTGCCTTCAAAACTGGTCTTGGCGACTCCATTGCGATCCGTATCAACCTTGCCAGCCGAGGTCATGAGGATATTTCCCGAAGTGCCAACGGTCATGTAACTGGTAGAGTTGAGCCAGAAACAAATACCTGAAGTTACCGAATTGATGAGCTTGGTTCCATTTTCGACGCAACTGCGAAGCGTATTCTGTTCTGGATCGGTGGGGTCAAACGCCACATCAGTCAAGGATATGGTACCCCCATCTGCTGATGCAAACTCGAAAATATCGAAGTCAACACCAAACTCCGATACATCTACGGTCTTCCTTGTCATCCCCGACACCGAATATTTTCCTGCACCGAGAATCTTACTCGTGACCCCTAATGTAATTTTCGCAAAAGAGCCACTAAGGGTAACTGCTCTGCCTGTCGCTGTGCCCATTGTAATACCTCCTAAAAAAATTAGTTGTTAAATTAATTTAAGGAACAACTCCCTAAATTTTGTTAATTAATATCTACCACACCTACATTCATCCCATTGTCTTGATATGGCTTAAAATAGACAACCCATTTGTCTCTATTATAATTAGTTTTAAAGTGGCAAGGACGACACAATGAAATTAAATTCCTTGGATCGCAATTTTCTTTATCATAATCAATGTGATGGACAAGAAGCGATTCGTTAAAATCATCCTGAGACGCTCCACACATTTGACATTCAAAATTATCTCTTTTACGAATTGCATCTTTTAAATCCTTTGTCCAATCTTGTGCGTAAGGTTCTTTTGAAATGCCACCCTTCCAATTCCAATGCTTATTACCAGTAGGAGATGCTTGTAAAATTCTTTTTTCACTCATCTTCTTTCTTGATTCTAATGAATGCTGCCGTCCATACATGCCATTATTCTCACCATCGTTTGCTGCTGAAATTTTTAATTTTGTTTCTTTCGTATGACTCTTGCCATAAAAAACATTATTTTCGCCTTTTGATATAGTAGATAAATATTGTTTAAATTCTGGCGTTCTTTTCTTCCCTGCATTTAAACGTGCGCTATGACCATTAATAAACCTTACGTCCTTACCATGCAATTTATGAGCAATGAAATATTCACCACAGAAACCACAAGCACAAAGACGATAAAGTATGCCATCAATATATTTAGTAGGTTCATCCATTAGCAATTTCCCTGTTGTCATCTATCTTCAATGCCTGATATATTGCTTTTTTGTTATCAATTGCACGATATAGGCGATTAGTTGCTGTGTTCACTCGTAAAGTTGCGAGGTGATCGGCAGGGACCGATGTATCAACATACAACTTATATCCTTTTGCTTTTAATGCTTGGCATAGGGCAATATCTTCTCCGATTGGTGGGGAACCTGGGGGAGCAGTATCATCACGATACCAAGGATAAGGTAGGTCACGGAATACTTGCATATCAAACATGGTGCATCCTCCCCCACAAGCATCAACTTCAACTAATGCACCCTCTTCCCATTCGTCTATAGATTCATAAGAGTTATATTTATCATCTATCTCAACCAGTTAAAGCATTAAGGAATCGAACGGAGCGTACCTGCGATGCACTAAAGCTCCAACTACAGGTAATTTATGTGACAATAGAGATGTAATGGTATTCGGATGATATACTTGGTCAGTATCCATCATACACAAATGCGTTGCACCAATGGATAAGGCTTTCTCAACAAGATTATTTCGTAAAGCCGATGCACCCCCATTATCAGCGTGTAAATAGGTGAAATTAGGCCGGTCCATCATTATAAACGAATGGAAAAAAGACGCATGAACAAACGGAAAACTTAATGGCACGCCTATTGCGAGCGAAAAGTTACTAATCTTCATTATTTATTGCCTTTCTTAATCCATTTTGAAGTTGTTGAAGTCATTGTAGCAAATTTATTAAAAAAAACAAGAAAAATCATTACGCTACCTACCATAATTTAGGGTCATTGGCATGTAATTCACATTCTTGCCGAATACTATCTTCGGTAACGTTCCAGTTTTGAGTTGACCATCCCATGGCTTTATTAGTTGGAGATTGCCTATCGCGCCTGCCCTTAATGCGCCGGTTGATGCAAAATGATAAATCAGCATTGGCCCAATGAGCACCGGTGAATGGAGTATGATGATAATTGGCAGCCCCAAATAGATGATGATGACCTGGCCCCCAAGATATGCCAGATAGTCCACCGCGAACAATAGATGGCTTGATGTAACGATCGTCTAAACATCCATGCGACCGTTGCGATTGAATTGGTTGCTGGAGGTCTAAATCAGACTCAGTAACATGGCGATAAACATCATGAAGAGATACACAGGATGCTTGATCGTCTTCACTGATTTTAGCCAAATCATCCTTGTTTATAAATATAAACTCATCCGCATCGGCAATTATCACCCAATCGGCATCGGAATCTTGATAAGTATCAGAGATCAACCGTGATTTATAACCATCGTCCATTCCATCCGGCATATTAAATGGCAGAATAGATACATTGTTGGCGTCACATAGGATAGACTCAGAATTGTCGTTGGTATCCTTGTCATATAGCACAACGATTTCGTCCACCCATGAATAATGATTCAGGAAGAACGGGAGTAGAAATTCTTCGTTGTACATCATGGTAATGAGTTCAACTTTCATCGTTAAACCTTTCTGAACAATGCAACCACAACACCAGCAAACGTGATTACTCCAACAAGAACTGCTATGCTAACTATCCACCAATAAGTACCCACTACTTTAAACCTTTCTAAATAACGAAGTTCCAAGCGGTTGATATTTCTTGCTTGTATATTCCGCGATAAATTCTACCTGCGGATCGTTCTGTAATTCTCGTACTACCCTGCCCACATCATCCTTGAAATAGATAGAATCGTGCATAATCATAAAGCCGCCGGATGATAGCATGGGTAGGTAACAAGTTACATCAGCACGAACGGATGGGTAAGAATGGTCAGCATCAACAAAGATAAGGTCGTAAGGTGCAAATTGTTTAGCTGCTTCGATGATGGGGAGCTGGAATGATAAACCTTGAATATTCTCGTAATTGATACCAGCTAATATATTCTTCCTCATCCATGCCCGTGGATGCTGACCATCATCAACAATTACGATTCCTTTTGGATGCAGGAAATGGTTAATTAAATAGGTTGTGCCGCCTGCCGCTGCACCTATTTCAAGATAGCCATTGATTGATAAACCGGATTCGAGAATGTGCAGTAAGCATGGTGCCAATTCATCAGAGTTCTGTTGTGCAAATACACCGCCTTGATGGGAACCGCCGAACACGGTTAAATCGTCTGATCCAGCGTCCAAGATGAACTGCTCAATTGATTCAAGGGTTAATTCAGGCTTAGATTCCTCTACTGCTTCTGCTATTTCTACTTCCTTTTTGATTGCCATAATTATTCACTCCTTTCGACTAATTGATTTATCCAGTCCTTACCGTATAATTCTGCTATGTGTTTATCGTTGCGGTTACAAATGTCCATGTAAACTAATTGGCCAGATTGTTCGAGGTCGGTTAATGTAACACTGCCCACGTGATGTAGATATACATCCTTACAAACACCGACCTTATATCCACGTTTGCGGGATTCGAGACAAAACTGTATTTCCTCTCCACTGCACGGCCATAGCGATTCATCGAATGGGCCGATTTCTTCCCACAATGACTTCTTGAATGCCATACAGAATCCGATTATCCAATTGACCTCTTGTGATGATAACTCTTGTTCAATTTGGAAATTAAGTGCTTGCTGGTTTAGCTCGGATTCGTTATTGTAAACCGGAATGGTCACTCGCTGTAGACCTGCACAATAATTAGTCATTGGACTAACTATTGAATAATTATGTAAATGATGCTTCCATAATCGTTCCCAACCAGGAGTTACAATTACATCATTATTGAGAAGGACTATGGTATCGCCTGATGCCGCACGTATGCCCATATTTACTGCAACTGGAAATCCTAAGTTAGATTCATTGCGTATATAAGTAAAATTCTTCCATGCTGGACATTGAAACGGAGGGTTGCTACCATTATCAACCACAATGACTTCATACGAACCTTCTTGTGTATTGGATTTAATTGCGTTTAAACAATCCATAGTCATAGGCAGATTATTATAAACCGGGACAATTATCGAAATCATTGAATATTTCCTTTCTCATCTTCCGAATCTGGTTCAACTACACCACGATCCTCTACAGTCATTAACCAAACAATCTTAATTGAGAATTACTATCATTATTACTTTTTGTAATATTACATTTATGGCACAAACACCGCGTGTTTAACCTTGTATGTGTACCACCATTGCTCAATGAAATTATATGGTCAAGGTTTGGATATAACGCATGGTTAACATTTTTGTAATCCGGCCTCGTTTTCTTTTTGCAAATTTGGCATCTATATCCGTCTCGCACAAAGATTTCAACAGGATTAAAAGACTCATATTCTGCACCCATTTTTGCAGACCTTCTCTTGTGGTTTTTATTTCGCATTACAGCTTTACCCTGTTCGGATTGCGAATACTCTTTTTCCCATGCCGAAATTTCTTCTTTATGTGTTTGCCGATATATAATTGTAGTTTCCTTTATTTCTTTTTTATGTGTTTGGTTATATTCTTTACTATATGCCGACCTTACTTCTTTATTGGCTTCACGATATTCCTTCTCGTAAGCTAATATCTGCTCTTTGTTTGCTTCACGATAAGTTTTACACCTTATCGCACTTTCTTCCTTATGCGTTTGGTAATACATCTTACCATGTGCTAACCTTTTTGCTATTGTAACTGCACTATACACCAGTCAATGCCTCCGCTGAAATATCCCACTCTTCTATGGCCATCATCATTTCGTCAGGGGTACGGAGGAAGCCTTGTAGCATAATACGCTCCTCATCGCCCATCTGTGTTACGTCAATCCATTGGTACTTGATCCATTCGGTACGTGTAATGTCTTTTAATGCCTTTTCCATGTTAATCCTTTCTTAGTTTTTAGATATTCTACATTCAAAATCTACAGCATGGTGGAGGACAATTGAGCTTCCATCCTGCAATGCCGATAAATCTTCCACCAGCGTAACAAGATTGGCTTCGCGTATCCAGACTAAAGTGTATCCGGTAATTGTCAACGAGCACTCATCCATCAAGGTAATCAAATCCGCATACATCGTGGTTATTTCTGTCTTACCCGCTGATAATGCAGAGAATAGGTCGAATTGTATTAGAACATCGTGATAAATTTCTGAAAATGTCTTGTCGGGTACGCCTGAGACTATTGAATAGACCAAGCGGGGAAGGTCGTCACTATCTGCGGTATCGTAGTAACAACGGCCACCAACCGAATTGTAAATAGTTGAATCTATTAGTTTGTTCATTATTGCGTCAATTAAGGGTTGCATTTACACAGTCTCCTTAACCCGTATTTCGAGATAAGTATTATTACCACTTACGTTAATCGGCGGGCCGACGATAGAATATATCGTATTCCCGCACAAAACCCGCCACGTTGGTTTAATACTCACAGGCCGGTAGCGAATACGAATCTTGCCGGTGATGGTGCCTCCCATAGCAAGGGATTGGAGGGACTCGCTGCTATTCAGCGGCCAAACCGCACCCTTGCAAGTGAATATGGTTGTCCATATAACCGGGGAACCAGAAGGGGCTTGGAACAAAAGTGTACGATTTAAATCTCCGCAGCGCACGTTCTACTCCTAAAAGTCGAAGTCCATATCGTTCAACCTTCCAATATTATTCACTAAACGGTCATATGTTTTGTCATAATTCACCGTATTCACACCAATAACATCATCTCCACGGTTAGCGTAAAGGTTGACACATCTTGCCTTTATTGCCTGTTTTACGGTTACGGGTACGCTTGCCGCTGTTGAACCATAACCACAAACAAACCGGATAGTTATAGGGTTGTGAGGGAATAGACTTCCCGTCGGCCAAGTCCCCCCGTATAAAAGTCCAACGTATCCACACTGATTCCCATTTAGAACAACAACGTAATCAGTATTTTCAACAAGTGTAGTTTCTGTACCATCGGTATCCTTCCATTTTACACTGGTCACACTTTGGAGCGACCCCCACGGAATCTTAATTTTGTCTCCGCTCGGCCATGACTTAGGACAGTAATCCCAAGTTTGCGTAACAAAACGTCTGGAGGTGTCATTTTCCACATCCCGCCGCGCAGTTTCGATCAGGTCGGTTAAAAAGTCATCATCACTTACATTCGGTTCCCAGACCATAATGGATGTGCCGAACTCGCAAGCGGCAACGAGCGTTTTAGCTACTGTACGAATGTATTTCTTAGCACCGGTATACGCTTTCTCTTGGATAGTGGTATCATTGGCTTCTGTGACCTGTGTGAAGGCTCCTGCCGCCCAATCTTTATATGAACCGGACAATGTATCACACTCTTGAATTTTTACATCTACCGTTCCACCTGCACCGTTATTTACAGGATTGAGGTAGACTACTGCCGTGTGGCCGAGAACTTCGATTGCCGTGCCGA